TCCCAGAGGTATTTACTCCATATGTCATAGAGCAAACAACTGCACGAGATTCATTTCTTGCAAGCGGTGTGGTTGCACCTATGGCTGAGTTAAATGCTACTGAGGGTGGTGATTTCGTAAATGTACCGTTTTTCAGTGCAAACCTTACTGGAGACTTTGAGGTACTTTCAGATTCATCTTCATTAACACCCGGCAAAATTACAACTGACAAACAAGTTGGTGTAATTTTACATAGAGGTCGTGCATTTGAATCAAGAGACTTAGCTGCACTAGCAGCAGGCTCTGATCCAATGGCAGCAATCGGTCAAAAAATCGGTGCTTACATTGCAAACCAAAGACAAAAAGATTTACTTGCTTGTCTTGATGGGGTATTTGGAACTGTTAACACAACAGATTCTAATGCTGCATTTTTCGGTTTAACAATTGATGGTGGTTCTGGTGATACACCGACTACATTAAGTCCTAGACACGTTGCAAAAGCTAGAGCTATTCTTGGAGATCAAGGAGACAAGCTAACTGCAATCTGTATGCACAGCAAAGTTTACTATGATCTCGTTGAGAGAAAAATGGTTGACTATGTTCTTGCTTCAGATGGTAATGGCGGTTCTGCTACTGCTTCTGGTGGTTCAATTGCTGGTGCTTATGGTGGAGACAACACTGTACCTACATATTGTGGGTTACGAGTAATCGTTTCAGATGATGTTTCAACTGTAGGGTCAGGCTCATCAACTGAGTACAGTACATATTTCTTTACTGCAGGTGCAGTAGCTAGTGGAGAGCAAGCTGGTCTAACAACAGAGACAGACAGAGACATTCTGGCTAAATCTGATGCAATGGCTATTGATCTACATTATTGCTATCATCCTGTCGGTGCAAAATGGGCTGTTACAACAGTTAATCCAAACAGAACAGTTTTAGGAACTGTAGGCAACTGGTCGAAAGTCTACGAGACAAAGAACATTGGTATTGTTAGGGCAACTAACGTATCTACACAAGACTAGAGGTAATTAATTATGCCAAGTCAATTTGAAGTTACTGCTGGTAAACTAGCTGGACCAACTACTGGTGGAACAGTTACACAGGCAACTAACAAAGGTACAGGCGTTACTCTAAATACAGAGTCGGGTCAAATTACCATGAACAATGCAGCTCTAGCGGCTGCTGCTGAAGTTACATTTACAGTTACTAATGACAAAATTGCTGCAGCAGATGTTGTAGTAGTTAATCATGGTTCTGCTGGAACTGCTGGTGCCTATCTTTTAGGTGTTAGTACCGTTGCTGCTGGATCATTTAAAGTTACTGTAACTAATGCTTCTGCTGGATCTTTAAGTGAAGCAATTGTTATTAACTTTGTTGCATTGAAAGGTGCTTCCAGTTAATGGGAATATTCGCTTTTAGACGAATGAGAGATCAGGAGGCTACTAAACAAGTAGCCCCTGCACCTCTTAAAAAAACAAAACGAAAGCCTAAATTAAAACAAAATGGCAATAACGATAGACGCAACAGTGGGGGGAGCATCAGCGAACAGTTACATAACTCTGTCTGATGCAAATTCAATAATAGAAGGACTCATTGCAGATGATGATGTAGCCGCGTGGATTGCTGGATCGACAAGTGACGATTATAGAAATAGAGCTTTATTTACTGCTGCTGTTAGAGTTGATCGTGAAAGATTTTTAGGAGCAAGAGTAACAAATACACAGGCATTACAATGGCCACGGACAGGAGTTCGTAAACCTGATACTTATATAAATACATATGCAACAGGCTTTCCATTTCGCATATCAACAGATTATTTTACAGATACAGAAATACCAGATCAAGTTAAGAAAGCACAAGTTATATTAGCTGTTTATTTAAATAATAATAGAGATGGGTTAGGATTAAGTGGCTTAGAGGATTACAAAAACGTAAAAATTGGTAGTCTAGAAGCAACACCAAATTTTTATGGTTCAATAGGTGCTGATCGAGTTCCACCATTATTCGACAGATACTTTACAGGACTTAGAATTGGTGGACCCGGCAACGTAGCAATCAAAAGGAGCTAATCATGTACAATGCAGACCCAGATTATTCACTAGGTGGAGAATTAATCACAGACACAAATGCCCATACAGGCAGATTTAAAAGTATTTTTTTTAAAGAAGATACACAAGTAAATACTGCAACACATAATTATTCTGGCAACTCAATTGATTCAGAAACATTCTTAGCTGGTCAAACAATATTTGGATTATTTACAAGCATTACTCTTTCTAGTGGAGCTTGTATCGCATATAAAATCTAATGCCATTATCAAGTTCCTTACAAAAAGCATCAGCAAAGATTTTAAAAAGGTTAGGTGGTAATGTTACTCTTCGTAAAATTACTACTGGAAGCTATAACACTTCAACTGGTGCCATTGCCGAAACTACATCTGATACTGTAATTAAGGGATTTTTAGAAAATATTAAAATATCGGAGGTAAATGATCTTATTAGATTAAGCGATAAAAAACTTACAATAAGTGCAAGTGGTTTATCAAGTGAAGTTACACCTCAAGACAGAATTTTAATAGCTGGTGTTGAATATCAAATAACACAAGTAAATAAAAACGAACAAAATAATGTAATCATTACATATGAATTAATTTTAAAAGGATGAAAAGAATTAATATTAGAGATATTGGTAAATTTTCAGAAGATCAATATGAAAAAGTTGTAAAGTTTGCTGTATTTAGATTAGATCAAAGAATAAAAGAACAATCACCTGTTGATCAAGGTGGCTTCAGAGAAAACTGGCAGATTGGACAAAATAAAAAAACCGCTAATGTAATACTTGGACCATATGTAAAAGATAAAGGAGCTAATTTAGGTGCTAAAAAATTAAATTATCAAGAAGAAAAAGCTGGCAATACATATACACTTATTAATCCACTACCATATGCAGAAGCTGTTTGTTATGGAACTAACACACCACCTTCTTGGGGTGGGCAGTTTCAATCTACACAAGGATTATCTGCTGGATGGCCAAATATAGAAGTTGCTAGAGTAGTAAGAGAGATAAAAAAATTTAAACCAAAAGAGTAATGGCAGCATTAAATTTAAATACAGTACGGTCAACTATTGAAGCGAGAGTTGCTACTGAATTAGCAAATTCACCTGCAATCTCAGTTGTATTTGCCAATATGCCATTTGATCCAAGCATTGGTACTAGCTTTGTACAATGTCTTGTTAATTTTGCATCAAATACATATGAATCTCAAACAATAACAAATTCAACTGTTAACTCTCTAACAGGAGTTTTGACATTAAATATATATACACAAGCTGGTGTTGGATCAGGTGCTAATTTAACTATAGGAAAAAGATTAAGAGATTTATTTAACAGAGAAAAAGTATCTGATGTTTATTTTGAGCCACCAAATGGACCTACGTTATTACAAAGTGCTGCTCCTGAGGGTTACTTTCAAAGCGTAATTAATGTAGACTTTGAAATATTTGAGAACCTCTAATGGAAATTACAGATGAAATGCTTGATATTATCGAGCAAGTAAAAGGCAAAAGAAATCCAGCTTTATGGGATGTTAGATGTAAACAATATATGAGAAAGATAAAAGAAGGAAGTGCTAAAAAGGCTGAAAAAGGTTAAACTTGTTTTAAATAAAACTTTTATCTTAAAATCATGGCGTTTTATAGAGGTGAAGAAGGTTCTGTTAATTTTAAGAACGCTTCTGGCACAACTGAAGCAGTAGTTTCAACTGTTGGTTGGACTTTAGACACTTCAAAAGAAGTTCTTGATGTAACTGCACATGGAGCTACATTTAGAGCACAAGCTGGTGGCTTAATTTCTGGAAGTGGAACTGTTGATTTTTTATATACAGCAGCTTCTAGCAACGAAACTGAAAATCTTATTGATGATGTTTTAGTAGCTGAAGATGCTGGTGATGCACAGTTTGAATTATTTTTAGATACTTCTGGAAGTAAAAAAGTAAGTTTTACTGGCATTGTTACAGGAACAAGTTTATCTGCTGCAGTAGGTGATTTAGAAACAGTATCAGTTAGTTTTGTTACTAACGGAACTATTACAAATGCTATTTAATAATTTATGGCAACACAAAGAACAGTAGACATTCTTATAAGTGCTTTTGACTTAAACGAAAGAAGAAAGTTTACTCTAAAAAAAGCTGATGGTTCACCTTTAGTTGATTTATTTTTTAAACCGATCACAAGATCAAACAGGGTCAAAGTTCAAGCCATGATTAATAGCGATGACCCTTTAAAACAATCTACTGTTATGCTTTGCGAAATGGCAGAGCTTGAAGATGGATCTAAGGCTTTTGCTCATGCAGATCATATAAAACTTCAAAGAGAACTACCTGAAAGTGTATTAAATGAACTTGAATTGTTTTTATTTGGGGCATTAGAAGATAATCTTGACGAAGCAAAAAAAGATTAAAGGGGGATAGCTGGTTAGAGTTTGAGTTTTTCCTAGCAACAGAACTTTCTATGACTGTACATAAACTTAGAAGTGAGATGACGCAAGCTGAATTTATTTATTGGGTTGCTTATTATGAAAACAAAGGTGAAAAAGAAAAGGCAGAATTAGATAAAGCTCGTAATTCAAGATATACTAGATAAAAAAAGATAAATAATGGCATTTGCTGGCGTCACTATTGATATTGTTGATAAGGCCAGTAGAAAACTGCGTTCAATTAATGACCAAAGTAAAAAATTAAGTAGATCATTTCAAGTATTAGATAAAAGAAATAAAGGATTAAGTACTAGATTTAATGGACTAGCAAAAGCTATTGCTGCTGTTGGGTTAGTTGAGTTTGGCAGAAGGTCTATACAGACCGCTGCAAACTTTGAAAAGTTAAATGTACGATTAAAACTTTTAACAGAGCAAAATGGTACTTATAAAAGATCACTTGATATTGCTTCAGAATCACAAAAACTGTTTGGCATTAGTTCTGTTGAAGCATTAGATGGAATAACAAACATAACGGCTCGTCTAGCCCCTCTAGGAGTAGGTGTAGAGGACATAAGAACAACTTTCGTTGGATTCAACACAGCAGCAAAACTCGCTGGGGCTTCGTCCATAGAAGCGTCAAATGCTTTTAGGCAATTAGCACAGGCACTTGGTTCTGGAAGATTGCAAGGTGATGAATTTAGAAGTATATCAGAACAAATTCCTACTTTATTAAAACCAGTAGCGGATGAATTAGGCACAACTGTAGGAAAATTAAAAGAATTTAGTAGTCAAGGAAAAATCACAAGTGAAGTAGTTATTAGAGCATTACGGAAAATTGAGGAAGAAGGAGCACCGGCATTAAAAGCATTATTAGAAAATGATCCTACTCAGGTATTTAAAAATCTTTCTAATGAAATAGAAAGATTGCAAATTACAATTGGTCGAGCATTATTACCAGCAGCAAAAGCCTCAACAGAAGCTTTGACAATATTAACTGCAGTTGTTAATGCAGTACCTTCAGAAATAACATCTTTAGTTGTTGTTACTGGTACTTTAATAACTGCATTTACAATACTAAAACCACTTATTGTTGCTGTTATTGGTACTTTAAAAACATTAAAAGCAATAATAACAGGAATTACTGCAACTGCTGGTGGTCCATTAATAGCACTTATTGCTGGTGTTACTGTTGGTTTGTATGGATTAACAAAAGCAGTTATAAATCAAAGAAAGGAAGCTAAAGAATTAAATGATTTGTTTGAAAAGGGTACATCAACAGCATTAAAAGAACGATTAGCTACTGAAGAAAATACTCTTGCACAATTAAAAAATTCTGATGCTCGAGGAAATGCTAAAAGAGGAATACAAAGACAAATAAAAGAACAAGAAAAATTAATTAAAAAATTGAAAGAAGAATCAAAATTCCGCAAGCAAGATGAAGTATCTGATTTTGGAACAGATACATCCTTTAGAGCTAATAGAGGTATAGCTAGAAATGACCCATCATCTGCACCATTAAAAGACAAAAAAGATCCAAGAATTGCAAATCAGAATATTGTTAAATCACTTCAAAGACAAATACAGTTAAAGAAAACAGATGACAAATTTGATAGAGATATATTAGATAGAAAATTTAAATTTATTGATGCACTGAGAAAAGCAAATGAAATAGAAGATGAAGGAACTAGAAAAAAAGCATTATCATTAGAAACTGCTTTATTTGAAATTGATAAACAAGAAATATTAAACGAAAAACTTAGAGAGCAAAATGAAATATATAAAGAGATTGGAGATAGTATTGAACAAGATTTAGTTGAAAATATAAG